CTACCCCTTCGCCCTCCTCAGAATCGTCAGCACCGGCCCGCGCGAATCGGTCGCCGACACCTTGTTCGCAGCCTCGATCAGTAATCCGAGTTCTGCGCCCGAATAGTGGCTGGTCACGCTGCCGTTCTTGTGTCCCAATAGCACCTTGCGGTCCTCTAGAGATACGCCTGCTGCCCTCAGTCGTCGGCCAAACGAATGCTTGAGGTCATGCACGCGGACCGTGGCGAAGCCGGAGTGTGCGGCGGTCCCGTGGAGTTTCTCCCACTTGGCCGCCGCCCGCTTCCGAGCCGCTATCCATGCCGGGGTGTACAGCCTGACCATCGGCCCTCCAAATCTGCCATATGGGAAGACGTACACCGGATCTAGGCCGCGCTGCCCATCGACGACTTTTGCGGCTACCTCATTGAGGATCACCAGGCGATCGTCGCGATTCTTCACTCCGGCCTTCGATCCGCGCCCTCCGAAGTCGGCTGGTATCAAGAAGACACTGGCATTCAGCTCCGGAACCTTGATCTCCCACTCCCACTTCAGCTTGCATACCTCCTGCTCACGGCATCCGACGTTGACCTTGTACAGCGCCATGCGGCGTACATGGTCGGGCAACTCGGCGAATAGCAGGCTTTGCTCCCCCCATGACAACGGGTATGGCTTCCGGCTATTCAGTCGCAGGTCCAGGCGCGTGATCAGCGGTACCGTGTCCAGCCATGGTCGCTTATCCTCGTCCCGCCACTTCCGTGCTGACACATTCAGAATCCGCATCACCCGCTCCAGGGCGATGTTGATGGTTCTGTGCGACACGCCTTCTTCTAGCCGCTGTTTGACGAATGGTGCCAATGCTTCGTCGTCTACGTGTGTCAGCGGAACATCACCGATGAAAGGATCGAGTTGCTTCAGGCAGCGCGCAGTCAGCTTGATCGACGGCTGATCCTTTTTCTCCAGCAGGTAGCGTGTAGCTGCCTCCCGCCAGATTCTCACCCTACGCACTCCGTACACCTTTTCCTGACGAATCAGTTCCAGGCGACGTATCAGGTACCTTTCCGCTTCGGCCCTGTCACCAGTTCCAGTGCTCTCGTAAAGTCTTTCTCCGTTGATTTTCTTGTCGATATGCCAGATCCCGTTCCTCTGCGAGAGGCCCGTGATTCCTTTTCGCGCCATTGCGTTGACTCCTTGGCGCTCGCTGCGCCCTGATTCTTGGCCGAATTCGCGGCCTTGGCAATCGCCTGCTGCTCGATGTAGCTGTCAGCCCACGCGTCAAGCTCTTCACGGTCGAAGCCGACACCGCGGGAGCCGATAGGGAACTCGTGTACGTGCGGGCGTACTGTTTTGTTGAACTCGTCGCGGCACATGCCGAGATAGGCCGGCGCGTCCTTGGCGCGGATGAACCGCGGGGCAAAAGAAGGCTGCCGCCGGCGGGATTCCGTCGGCGCGAGAAGGGCGGACATGGGCAAACCTCATCTATCCGCAGTGCGGAGGTGTGAGTGGGGTTAGGCGGATTTCTCTACCGCAAGAAGCTCTTCAACAACCTCTCCGGTATCGACGTAGTACCAGTCGCTATCCGTGAGGTTGTTGATCATCTGGCGAGCGAATTCTGCAGGTGACATGCGTTTTTGTAGGCGCTCGAACTTCGGAGGTGCGCCGCGCCAAGTTGGCTCTGTTCCTGTCAGTTTCGCTGCTGCCAAGTTATGGTGGCCATCGATCAGAAGCCGATAGCATCGGCCGCGCAACTCGACATCTACCGTTCTCACGATAAACACCTTGAACGTGGCGACCTTTCGCGCAACAACCTTGCGATCAAGGAATCGTTGGCAGCTGATCAGAGGCGGCTCGCTCATCTCCCGCCTCCTTCCAGGGCTGCGTCTATCTTGCTGAGAAAGTACGGCGACGCGGTTTTGCTGCGTAGCTCGGTCAAGGCAGAGCGCAGCGCCTCGTTCTCCGCCTTGAGCCGGTCGCACTTCTCGTCCAGACCTTTGATCGTCTCGTCACGACAGGCAATGCCGTCATAAGGTGTTCTTTCGTCGATCTCCAGCCGGTTGCGCAGCCGCTCCACCTCGGCAATCAGCTCAAGAACTGCTTTCGGCGTGCAGGCCAAGAAGAACGCTTCGTCCTCTTCGCCCTTTGGACCGATGAAGCCGAACTCGCCATTCTTGTGGTCTACGCGCAGAACGAGTGAATCATCGTCGCCAGTGCAGGTGTATTTCAGGCCGCCACCAGCAGACGGCAGCCGATCAAAGTTGCGACCCGGCGTAGCCCGCTCCGCCAGCTCCTTCAGCTTGGTGAGGTCGTTATGCATATCGCACTTCCTTCTCAGTCCATGGCAGGTATTCAAGCTTCCATGTTGGATGGAACTTGCGTGGCCGACTTTCGCCGTCAAGTCTGATCATTAGGTGAGCACCCTTCGCGCTTGTGATAGTCCCGAACTCTCTTACGCCGAGTCCTGTGTAGAGAACTCGGCCGCCTCGTCTTGCCGGGACTTTATAGGCTCTGCGGATGTACTCCATGCTCATTTCACCACCTCGATTCCCGCTTGCTTGATGAACGCCGCGCAGGACCAGATGGCACCGTTGACCATGTGCGCGATACCAACAGCCATGTCGATGCCGTCCTCGTCGATGTTGAAGTGCTCAGCAGCTTCCTCGACGGTGATCGTTGGCGGCAGCTCCACCTTCAGAGCCGCGCGGCTGGCTTGCCAGGCCAGCCATCTGTCGTTGATCCGATAGTCGCTGTACATGCCATCAGGATTGGTGGTCAGCTTTGCGCCGTATCGCGTGCATACCTTCCTGCCGGATACCCACGCTTCAAACTCTTCTCGAATGTCAGGCACGGTCGTCCTCCTTAAGGCGCTTCCACCCTCCCTCGTCATCATCGCGCCCGCCCCATTCGATCTCGGGCTTGCGCCATCCGTTGATCAGGCCATGGGCGCCTACCTTGAAGATGATGTAGTCGCCGTAGCCGTTCTCTGTCGGGCAGAGGAAGTCGTCTGGAACGTAGTAGCCAGCCCACTTGGCAACGCGCTGGCGGCTGTCGTCGAGCAGCCAGTACTGCCCGGCGTCGCAGACCTTGTAGTGGATGTCGGCGACCATTCCATCCGGCCAATCCATCACCAGGCCGTCTTCCAGGCGGATCACTGGACACCAGAGGTCGCCACGACGAAACGGCACCAGATCACCTTCGCTGTCCTCCTGCCCGTTGATCTTGGCGTCTTCCCAATAGCGCACTTCGGCGCTCACTTCGATGTAGGTTGCTTGAATGTCGGACACAGCACTACCTCCCATACGGGTGTGCGGTTTATTTAGGTGGCCTGCTGCTGGCGGGTAAAACCGATACCGTGATTCCGGCATCGCAGCAGAATCAATGAGTTACGATAGAAAGTGGCGGCGGGTAAGGCGGCCTGCTCCGTGTGTGGTTAAGGGGAAGGGTTAGGGGTGGAGGAGGTCGGCTGCTGGCTTCTTCGCTCGACGAAGCGGAAGGTTGTACTGACGGAAGAAGGCGCGGCGTGCTTCCAACCACGCCTTGTAGGCCCAGCCACTGCGCTCGCTAGTAGGAACCAAGTGCCGGTCTAGCCAGATGCGCAACTCTTGCTCTAGCGAGTCATGGGTTCTGCTTTCGGCAGAAAGATGTTTGCGCTTGATGACGATGAAGCGCTCTTCACGTTTGAACTCACTCATGGCTGGCTCCTTGCGCTGGTTCTTCCAGGCGAAGCGTGGCGACCACAGCGCCATCGCAAGTGATATCGAAACTGCCGCCGTGGTGCTTCAGCTTGTCGATCACGGCCTTCAGTACGTCGCTGGTTACGTCCTTCGGCGTGCCGGTGAAGTTCAGGCCGTTCTTGCTGACGCGACCGGCCATGATCCGGCCGGTGAGCGCTGTACATGCGATGCGAGTCATGCGTCACCTCCCTGCGCCGACGCGGCGGCGAGCAGATCGCGGGCAGCCTCGCGCGCATCGTCTAGATCGGACATGGCATCACCAAAGCCAGGGGTTTGTATCGCAACGCGGTAGGCTTCTGCGCTGAACAGTGCGGAGCGCTTGTCACAAGCATCTTCCAGGCGTTGCAGAGCGGCACGCCATTCCTCCGGTACCTGCCCAGCCTGGGCGACCGGGTTGGCGTAGAGCTTGGTTCCGCACGGCAGGTGGGTGTTGATGACGTCGGTTGATCCGGTGTGATGCATCGAAACTTCGCACACAGTTGCCACCGGCTCCTGCCTCTCCAGCTCCACGACCCTGTCCTGGGCGGCGTCGCGCTCGGATTTCAGTTTCACTAGCTTGCCCCGAGTGAAAGACAGCAAGGCCGCCGCCGCGTCAATCTGTGCGGCATCTTGAGCGCGGATTCGGTCGTGCTGGGCTACGGTCATCAGCGGTTCAGGGTCCTTCAATCCGTAATGCTCCTCATAGAGGTTGCCGGATTCGCTGCTGCGATAGGCAACCGCAATTGGCCGCTCCAGCTCCGGCGCCGGGGAGGGTTGCGCCAAGGCTGCGCGCAACTCCCAGCCGCTCCAAAGATGCCGAACGTGGTCGCTGACATACGCCCCGTGGCTATCACGCTCGATAGGAAGGCAAAGTTCCAGCATCTCAACCTCGAAGCGTTCCCGCTCCCCCTGCGCGCCCTCTGCCTGCTCGGGGTGCTTTACCTGCTCCCCCTGCTGCGAGGCGAGCAGCGCGATAACGTCATCCGCAGACATCTTGCCGCTCAGGAAGGCCCGTAGTTCGATGTACACGCCGCCGTCTTCCTCAAGCACCTTGTCGCACTCGCTGAGCAGTAGCTTCGCTGCCTGAACTTCCTTGCGCAGGATGTCCAGGTTCTCGAAGGTCAAATTCATGGCTACCTCTTCTCGGTTCATGCTGCCTTCTCCTGCTGCGCGCCGTACTTCCTGAAGTACTCGCAGATGTCTTCGCTTAAGGCCTGCCCACCGATAGTGGTCATCAGGCCGGTGATTGTCTTGCAGCGGCGGAGCAGGGCGTCGGCGTCTGCCTGCTGCTGGGCAGCGTCGAATACGTCGGTGAAGTCCAGATCGGTGAGCTTCTCGATCCGACGCTGGGCGGGTGACTTGTCGAGGCCTTTCATGCTGCTTTCCTCCGATAGATCGGGGCTGCTTTGCCCATGTCCGTGTCGTGCCATCCAGCTAGGAACAGGCTGCGCTCGAACATCAGGTGCAGGCCGTAGGGGCACGCTTCGATGCATTCGTGGCGCTGCCTGGACGCAACTCCTTCGCGGTATTCGATGGTGAGTTCCGGGTGATCAAGCAGCGCTTGGTTGTTCATGCGCCACCTCCTGATTTCTTTCCCGCCATCTCTTGGCTGCCTTGATCCGCTCGCAGTCAATGCAATAGGTCGTCAGTCCACTAGCTCTGCTGCTTGACTGGTAGTACTCGGAGATGGGCTTAGCCGTTTTGCAATGGGAGCAGAACTTGTGTTCAACGTTGCCGATCTTGACTACGCGACCAGTCAGCAGCTTCCGCTCAATCTCGGCTTCTTCCGAGGCGCGGCGTTTGGATTTGTCGTGGTCCTTCCACCATGACTTCAGGTGCGCAACAGCCTGTACACACGGGAAGTAGGTGGACAGGATTCGCTGCATGCGCTTGTCCGAGATTCCGAGAATGGCAAGCATCTCTTTGCGGGTCGGCTTAGCAGGTAAGGCCTCGCGAATCCTGTCGCATACCTCGGAGTCACTACGAAAGCGCCGGATGACTTCTTGCGCTGCCTTGTCCTGCTGACGCTCAGCGGCAAGCAGGCCGGCAGGCGATGTGGACACAATGCGGCTGTTGAACTGCGATCCCACAGCGTTCTGCACGCCTGATTCGACCTGCGTAATGCACCCGCCAGCCGCAAGCCAAGCCTCTGTAGCTGCCTGCAAATCCTCATGCGTAATCCGGTGCTCTACGTAAACCGGCTCGCGCCACGCATCAGCCGCGAACCGTTCTTCAATCTCGGGGAAGTCTGTTTCCATGGCACACCTCAAAAAGAAGCGGCCACTTGGGCCGCTATAAGTCACGCCAATAGGTCATGAAGCTCGAAGCCATTCCCGGTGTTCCTTGTGCAACTGGCTGTGGCAGGCAGCGCAAAGCCATACGACCGATAGTGGCTGGTCGTAGTCCGGATGGTGGCCTTGGATGTTCTTGGTGCTGAAACAACCTGGTGCTGTACAGCAGGGAGAGCGGATTAACTTCTTGTCGCGGATTTCGTTGTTTAGCGCATCGTGAGCAGGAGACTTATCAGGATGATTTTGTCGATACCTAGCCTTTGCCGCGTTTGCTGCTTTCTTGCCTCTCTCAGTCTCCAGATAGGCAATTCGTGCAGCTACTCTGTTTGGATTGTTTGCTCTCTGGCGATCAAATTCGCGGTAGTACTCAAGATTCGCTGAGCGATTCTCCCTAACCATTCGCTTCCTGCATTCTTTGCAGGTTCTGTCTCGCTCGTAGAATTCATCTTCCGCCTTGTGATCGCCGCATTTAGCACATTGCTTCATGCGGCTACTCCATTTAGAAGGGGATATCCGACCCGTCGTCGAAGTCGTCTTTCGGCGCCTGCTGACGCTGCTGTTGCGGAGCAGGCTTGTTGTCTTCCTTCGGCTCGAACAGAGCCAGCCACACGCCTCCATCTTCCTAGCGTTGCGGGCAGCCGGCAGGGTTGAAGCAGGCATCCAGCTTCAGGCGGAAGCCGTTCTTGGTGTTGACTATCACACCAACCTTGCGGCTCAGGTACTTGGTCTGGCCGTCCTTCTCGTACTGGCCAACGGTGGCCACGACGTCGTATTTCACGCTCATGTGTTACCTCGGGATGGTTTGATAGGTCTGCTCGACCAGGTCTAGAAAGGCCTCGCGACGGTCGCGCAGGCGTTGGATTTCATCGGCGCATTCGGATCGACGCAGACGATGGACGATCAGCTGGCTGGCAGGAGGGAACTCCGAGCAGTAGCTGATGAAGTCGACCCAGTCCCGACCGGTGCAGTCGAGGTGGCCAATCAGTTGCCAGCGGTAGGCAGGGTCGAAGGATTCGCGGCGCAGGGTGGCGTAGTGGACTGCCGCGGTGACCGACTTGATCTCGACCACGCCATCGTCCATTACGAGGCCATCAGGGCTATCCCCGTAGAGCTCCCAGTCAAAGAACCCGCCGTTGGATACCTCGACGAAGTTCTCATCCTCGTAGAGCATCCGAGCGACTGGCTCCTGTTCGTGTCCGCGCTCGGTATGGTCATTGGAGAAACTGAAGGCTGCTTTCACCCCGGTGGCGCGCTCCAGGGCAATCTGAAGCGCGTACTTCTTGGCCGGCTCACCGAAGGCCTTACCATCATTGGCCATGAACGTGCCGAAGCTGGAAGCCGTGGCCTTACCGATTCTCAGCGCCTCCCAAACCTCACTGTTCTGCGGTACGTCGTGCCATCTCATCAGCGCACTCCTGCATCAGCTGCTGCTGGTGTTCTTCCGAGATGAAGACGCGGGCGGTCACTGCATCGAGGTTGCCGTCGCGCATGAAAGCGTTCTTCGCGTTCGCCCACTGCTTCGTGCATTCAGGCGTCAGAACAGCCTGCACAGGCGCTTTCGGGCTGATCCGCAGGCCTTCTACCGACTCCTTGCCGAATCGCACGTTGCTGTCGACGTAGACCGTGACGCGCACGTTCAGCCAGTCATCGATGAACGACGAACCGGTCAGCGCCTTCAGCGTCTTGCTGTTCGTGGCATTCAGGATCATCGGCTTCAGCTTCTCTCCCGGACGCAGCTCCTTCTCGACGAAGTGGGCGGTGTTGAACAGGTCCTTTGTCTTCTTCGTGCGGTCAGCCTCAAGGCCGACTCGCGCGATGGTCAGGACAGTTGGCTCGACAATGTCAGCACTGCTCAGGTACGGCGAGTCGAACGCCTTCCTGAAGTGCGTTTTGCCTTCGTTGGACATTTGGGTAATACCTCGCCGCGCATGCGCAGCCAGTGAAGGGAGGGGTTAGGCGATCAGCTGATGCTTGATCGTTCGTCGGGCCAGCTCGACAAGCCAGAGAGCTAGCTCTGGCGGCGTGTGCTCGCGTTCTGCTTTCGTGATTGAAGGGAGGCGTGGATAGCTTTTTGTTGGCCTGACGCAGTGTGTTGGGCGACCAGGCCGGCGCGGTATTGGCGGTATCTCTGAAGGCATGCAGCCAACGATGTATAGCCACGTTGCCTTCTCGGCTCGATGCCCCCAGTGGAACTGCTCAATTGCCAATGTCCAACCGCCGTACTCGTCTGGGAACTCTCCTGGATGGGGCAACCTGCAGTGGTTGAACAGAGTGCTTTCAGCTGGATGCTCTAGCACGCCACCCCATGTCCTGACCTGGTCAACAGCCCAAGGGCCTAGAGCTTTTTCGTCAGGTCTACCTTTCGCGAACTGGCGAAGTCGACCCCATGTTCTGCAAGGTGGATGAGCTACAACGGGTAACCCACCTGCGAAATTTCGCGCATCACGGTCAATGTCATAGACATCACAACCCGGCATTGACTTGTAGTTGCTGTCCTGGCGCGCGAACAAAACTGCAACGTCGTGCATATCGTTCTCCAGGTAGAAGGGAAAGGCGCTTAACGCGCGCCAGTCGGATGTGTCATCCGGGCGTGAGAAAACCGCTGTACTAGCCGGTAAAGGGTGCGCTCCAGACCACATCTGCAGGTGTTAGCCGCACAGAGCACCGCCTGCTGGCTCTGGAACGGTCATCCGGGCTACCGGCGCGCCGTTCCCGCGTGTGTGATGGGGTAGGCGGGCTGTTCTGCCGTTATCCCGTTGGCGATATCAATGGCCTTGAAGAAGAGGAACAGCAGCGCAAGGGCGCCGAGCCAGCCGAGGTCGAGGGTCTTGAGTTTCATACTGCCTCCATGTATGCGGCTATGAATTGCGTCGCCGCTTCAACATTGATGGCGTTTCCATAGGCGCGCAGGCGTCCCACTCTGGCGGGAGCCCCATCAGCCAGCGGGAATGTGCCGGGTTCAACTGGCCGCCACTTTCCATCCCGGCAGAAGAGCCAGTCAGCATCTGCCCACATGCCGTTAACCGGGCCGGCTGGTCGAGTTCCAGATATTTCGCCATCACTTGTAAAGACGTGATGGCGGTTCGGTTCGAGCCTGTCCCGTCCCGCACACCCATTCGCGTCTTCATTGCCAGATGCGCTTCCGGCGATTTGTTGTCGTCGTTCGCCACAGGTGTCGGCCAGCCCGCCAACTGCGCCAGATCGTTCAGATTCGCCATGCCGTGACCCTCCGCTTTCTTCTTCGCGATGTACTCCGGCGAATGCGCCGGGAAGTGATCGCGAGCGCATGGCGTCGGCCATCCCGTCAGGCATGCCGCCGCCGCCAGGTCCGGCCCATGATTGCGCATCGCTTCCACTATCCCCCCTTCGAAGGTCCTTACCCCCTTTTCTGCGAGGGCCGCCGTTGGCGTGGGCCACCCAGTACGTGCGGTCTCGGATGTGCGGCGCACCGATGCCCGCAGACGGGAACGCGACAGCCCCGAAGGCATATTCCATGGCTTCCAGGTCAGTTTGTACAAGGTCGAGCCAAGGCTCTGCGTCCTTGCTTGCAACCTGCTCACCAAGGACTTCTCCAGGGCGGCGCTGGCGGATGAGCCAGGCAAAATGTGGCCAGAGATGGCGCGGGTCATCAAACCCAAGTCCTTGGCCTGCCTGGGAGTAAGGTTGGCAAGGACAGGAACCGGTCCAAACAGGTCGGTCATCTGGCCAGCCGGCGCGGCGAAGGGCGAGAGACCAGCCACCGAGGCCGGCGAAGAAATGGCATTGGGTATAAGGGCGGAGGTCATCGGGGTGCACGTCCTCTATGGATCGTTCGTCGACGTCGCCTGGCGCGATGTGTCCGGCAGCAATTAGGTTACGTAGCCATTGAGCTACATAGGGTTCGTGCTCGTTGTAGTAGGCAGCCATCACGCAACCTCACAGACCCACCGTCCATTGCACTTAAACGGCGATCTCCTGAACTCCAGATACGAAAAGCCCTGATTTCTCAGGGCTTGGATTAGGGCTGGGAAGGAGCTTGCGATGAAGTTCATGCGTCCTCCGGCTGTTGCTCACGCACCTGATGAACCTTGTGCTTCAGAGGCTGGCCGCGCCATCCATCCTCGCGGGCGTAGTGCTTCGCGTGATCCAGGGCCTGGGTTTCGCTGATCGCCTCACAGCGGACGCTATAGACCGGCTGGCGGGTCTGCTTCGGATAGTGTAGATCGACGTCGTACTTCATGACTGAGCCTCCGGCTGGTACTCCAGGCACTGAAGCTTGCTGATCTGGTCGAGAAGTTGATTCACCTCGCGCTCACATACGGCGCGCTTATTGGTGATCTGCTCTTCCAGCTTACCGATCAGCACGGCGCGAGGATCGACATCAGTGATGTCCTCGTAAGTGATCGATGAGTCGACCTTGCCGATGCAGACACCGAAACTATCCGCGTACTCGCTCATGTCGCAGTTGCGCAGATGGCGGGTTCCGTCAGCTTTTACGTGCAGGTACAGATCTTGTTGTACGGTTACGGTGCTCATGCTGCCTCCCAGTCGTAATCACAGTGATCGTCGAAGTCGTCGTCACGATCTTCCCGAATCCGATCCAGAATTCGGGCCTCGATGTCTTCGGCGAACATTTCAGCCACCGAAGCACAGCCGTTGCGGCCAAGCTCTTCCGCATTGCCTTCCTCGTCGTAGACCAGGCCAGAAACAACCTCGAATTCCACTTCTTCAGGCTCGTCGGGATAGCAATCCTCCCAAGGCCCGCTGTACCTTCCCGGACGGCCCGGCGAATAATCGATGACCTCGACATTCAGTTCGTACTGCTCGATGCTCACTGTGTAAGTCATGGCGTAGTCCTCACGCCTGCGGAGAGCGCGCGGTGAAGCTGCTCAATGTCCCGCTTAGCGTCATTGATCAGATGCATGTTCGCTGCTGGGCTGTTGTGTTCAGCACAAAACGCCGGATCAACCTTCTCCCACTGCTCGCGCGTCTTGCTCAATTTCGGCGGTTCGGGGATTGGCTTCTGTAGGGCGGCCCTGGCTGCATTGCGGATAAGACAAAGCTTATTGGCTGCCGGGATATTCTCAGCGGCGGTCCATTCCATGATCGATTGCAAAGCGTCATACGCTTCCTGCAGCTTGCGGATGGCGGTCATGGCATGGCCCTCCCGATCTCGGCGGCGGCGCGGACGATGGCGCGGCGTACGCCGTAATCATCCAGAGCCTCAGTGGTGATAATCGACGCCGGATCATCTTTTGGCTCACAAGTAACGGTGTCGTGCGCGGGGTGCATCCCGATTTCGATATGCAGCTTCACCGCCAGCCGCAGCGCGTCGCAGTCATTGGTAAGCGGATTCCAGGCTGTGCTGACCAGCCGCTCGCCGTCATAGGCCACGATTGCAACCACGGCCGGCTCGAGATCAAGGCGCTCGGCGTTCCACTTGTGATCCGTTCTGTAGCCAACTGCTTTCGCAGCCAGATCAAGCAGTTCTCTGTCGTTCACGGCTGCTCTCCCTCGACATAAGCGTCGATAGCTTCGTGCGGGTCTTTGCCTTCTTGGATTGCGGCTAGTCCGAGCGTGACCAGCTCTGGCGGATAGCCGAAGAGTCCGGTTTCCTGCTCGATCTGAATGCAAATCTCGGTTGCACCGTGGCGCATTGCGTCACAGTAGAGTTCCAGTGGATTCTTCATGGATGACCTCGTGGCCGCGTGCATGCGGCAGCGTTCCGACTCGCTGTCGTCATACAGGCGAAAAAATGCCCGGACTTGCCGGGCTAATGCGGGGTAGGGTGGGGATGGCCTGTGCTTATCTCAGGCTGTCGACCAACGTGAGCTGATCCAGCAGCGCCGCTCGTGCAGCGCATTCATCCCCATTGAAGGGTGGCGTCCTTGCCGGGGAAGTCAGGTGTTGCTCTTCTCGCGCACAACAATCTCGTGTGTCGCCAGACAGTCTCGACAGATAGCAGCCATGTCGCCGCAGTAGTCGAGCTTGCAGTTGGTGCCTAGCATCATCTCGTCAGCAGGGATGTTGTTTCCCCACGAGTCGTTGCCGTTCTTGTCGGGCCACTCGTAGTTCAGGTTCGCGTCGTAGAAGCATTTGCTCCCGCAGACGTCGCATGAATAGTAGTCACCAGCTGCCATATCTCGCCTCCAGTGTGTGTATGCGCAAGGGCGCGTTAGGCGGCGAAGGCTCTACGCCCCGCTGCCTTGAGTCGATTACGGAACATCTTCTTTGCTCTGGCCTTGGCTTCTACTTTGGCTTCCGCCGTCGGCATGTCGCGAAGAATCGGATTGCGTTCGTCCATCTCTTTCTCCTGATTGGCGGAGCCATGGGGGAGCGGTCTGGCCGGTGCTGATCTCCGGCATGCTGGTGGTGACATCATGTGTTCCGTTTCAGGCCACGCATCGATTCGTGTACGCGGTTCACAGCGGCAGTCTTGCCAGCGACCATTTACGGTCATGACGTCCGTCTCATGGCGGCAAAACCATGATTCTCATCGCGTATCAGCCTACGCATTCAGACCGCTCCCCTCATGGCTCCAAGGTTCGATGCCCCGGAGGGCATTGGTGCTCATTGGATCGGAATCACATCACTCATGCGTGCCATGACTGTTCGGCTTGCCCTCAGCACTTCCTTTTCTCGGTCATTGCGAGCAGCAACAGCCAGATATTTGAAAGTAGGGTGGAAGTAGCACTCAGGCTTATGGCCATCCTTCTTCAGGTGACCAAGCACGCCGGTCTTTACTGCTGCGTTCAGCGCTTTGCGGACATCTGCAGGCAGGCCGTTGATGACCAGCCTGAAGCGCTCATTGCGAACCATCTGGACATTTGCCTGTTCGACGGTCATTTCGCCGCGCTGCATCAGGTCCTTCAGGTGCTCGATGTCATTCTGTTTGGACATTTGCCATCTCCTGATTGTCATCCCAAAGCGCCCGATCACTCAGGCGCTTCAGCGATGCTTTCCCGCCGCGCTCAGCTACTGGCGTCTCGCGCGGCGTAGTGCTGTCCTCACCACTACCGATGGCAGCTCGGACTAGATGTGTTTGGCCTTGGGCTTCCCTCGCTGCGCCTTCAATCGGCATACGGAGCAGGTCGTAGGGGACTAGATTGATCTCGCGGTTCACTGCAGCCCGGCGGCCTGGTGATGTGGGCAGTTGCTCGCGATGTGCCGATCCGTTTCATCGGCTGGGCTTAGTTCTGCATTGGCTGGTTCCTCCTCTGGTTGTTGGGTTGAGAACTCTCCGGTATGGAGCAGGTCGATCCCTCGTCGGGGCCTGGAACCGACTTCCCTCGGTCCGTGGTAGCCGGTGAGCCCCCGGCTTGTCGCCGGGCGGTGTGTTGCTCGGCGTTGAGTTAAAATTACATCGCGTAATACTCATCGTCAATACATCGCGTAATAAAAATTTTGCAGCCACAAAAAAGCCCGCGCTAGCGGGCTCAGGATTCGGTGTCTGGCGGGGAAGGGTGGCGCTGTAGTCGCTTCAGCGCCGGGGCAGCGCGGTCGTCAGCTCAGTGCAGAGCCGGGAGGGAAGGCCAGAAACGAAAAGCCCCGCGGTGCGGGGCCTTGCTTTCACTGCCAATCATCGCCTGGCATGATTCGTTTCATGAACTCATCGAAAAGTGGGACAGTGAATGCGGTATCGCCGTGATTGGGACTCCACACCATCCCTTTTGCAATGAGGCTGCTTCTGGCCGGACCTAATGACGTCGATGAGCGATTTAAGCGATCAGCGATATCCCCAGATCGGTGAGGCCCAGGACCGAGGTCTGCCATCGCTCGCAGATACTTCTTTTCTGCTGGCGTTAGCCGGTCAAACCTAACCCTAAAGAAGCTCTCATCAAGTGCTGCGATCGCAACGCCAGATGCTCGAGATACATCATCCAGTGAGATAGGGCTGGAATTCGCAATATCCCAAGCGTGCTTTCCCCATTCCTGAAGGAAGTACGGGTATCCCTTGGTTTCCTGGACAATTTTCTTCGCGGCAGCGTCGTCAACATCGACCCCCTCGTCCTGAGCTGGCTTCACGATAGCAAGCGCAGCGTCTTCATCTGAAAGGGCGCCGATGGCAGGGAAGTCGAAAAGACGCTCGGCATAGGATTTTGCCTCGCCCATTCGACCGCGCAATTGAGGGAGTCCAGCCCCAATCACGGTAACGGGAAGCCGTTGTTGAGCACAGCGATGCAAGGCAGAGATCAGTGCCGCCATTTGCGGCTCTTCAACGTACTGAAGCTCATCAATGAAGATTGCGAGCACAGTTCCAGCATCTAAGGCAGCGTTTCCGGCGCTCTCAAGCAATACCGCAAGATCGCCTTCAAGATCTCCGTTATCGGCCAGACCGGGCTCAGGCTCATAGTCGAGACCGACCTCAATATCGTTGAAAGTGAACTTCAGTTTGCTTGCAAATCCTGCCAGGGCCCTTAAAGCGGTAACTGCCTTGTCTTTTGCAGCCTCCACTCGGCTGAGGGAAAGCAACGCTATTCGAAGCTGAGGAGCGAGCATCGCAGGTAGCGACCTTCCTTCGGGGGCTTCAATTCTTATTGTCTTGACGCCAGATCCTTCAGCATCTTGCCGCATCTGATCAAGCAGTACCGTCTTCCCTACGCCCCTGAGTCCGACCAGCATCACGCTCTTGGTGGGTTTACGGTGTAGAAGGCGGCCTAGGGAAATTCGGACCTGCTCTCTAACAGCATCCCGCCCAGCAAGCTCTGGCGGAGGGGTTCCCGCTCCTGGAGAGTAGGGGTTGAGAATCGGATCCACGGGTAACCTCTAGGGAAATTAGGCGGTTTATTGGATTTTGATAAACTCTCTAAACTCTGTAAACATCTTTCACTGATCCATGATCCTCCGGTACTCCTGCTGGTACTGCTCGTAGGGCAGGTTGCGCTGCTGGAGCTCGTAGATCTGTTCGTCTATGGATCTGGTAGCAGGCGCCGCGGTTGGGCCGTAGCTCGTTGAAACAGGCTGTGGGGGCGGCGTAGCCAATGAAAGTGTTGCTGAGGTGTTGGATGGCAGGTCGTACATGGCCCCAGTCAGAGGGTCGACTATGAGCATGCCAATCACCCCGCCGATGAGGATGTTGGGCCAGTACCATCCATCGATCCCAGAATCGATGAACGAGCTTTGCTCGTTATAGCCATCCTTGCGGAAGGTGAATGTGTATTCCGCTCCGCTGAAATACCCGGCTCCGGAATCAAGTTTCACAGTGGCTGGGGTTGTGCCGTTGTAGACCGTTTTGCCGTGCTTATCCTTGACTTCAAAGCTTGCGCCAGGCGGTGAGCTGGTAACGGAGACGGGGTATCTGCTGTCGCTGAAGATACTTGCGCAGCCTGAAAGCAGGCTTGCAGCAAGGAGAACCAGTAGCATTTTCACGAGGACGCTCCTTGTTATTCGTGGTTACTTCGTGACCATGGCTCTTGTCTCCTGACCTTCCAGGACGGTAACTGGCGTCAGGATGAACCCGCCTTGGCGAGATAGGCCGAACTGGGTGGGTGCTTCCCAGACCACATTGCTTGCGATGTAGTAACGCCCTGCCGGAACGCCTGTGAAGGTGAAATACCCCGAGCCATCGGCTTGCACATGCCGTGAGTATTGGCGCGCACGGGAATCAGGCTCCGCGATAGGGCGGTCTGCTTGGTAGGCATTCCAGAGTTGCTCGGTGTAGCTAGTAGCGGGGATCAGAGCGACGTCACTGCCAGCGCCATATTTCACGTCGCCCCCACGGGTACGCATGAATACCTGGCCGGTTACCTTTGCGGTTCCACTGCGAGGTAAAGCCTCATACTCAGCAGCAGGGAAGGGACCCAAGTCGACTGGTTTAGCTTGTGGTCCGGCGCAGCCTGTCAGTGATGCAGCAAGCAGTGCAATAGCGATGTAGCGCATTCGACCTCCTTGTCGCTGATATCAGCCAATACCGCCGCCTCGCCAGATCACACGGCCAAGGATCGGCATGTCATGAAGAACCTTTTCGCTTACCGGCTCATCTGGGTATGCGAGCTTGTCCGGGTTGTCGCTGCGGATCAGCCAGGCTCCGGAAACCTGCTGGATGATCCTCTTAATGCTCACGCCCCCGTCAGGTCTCCGTATCGCATATACCTTGCGGTCACGGATCGTCAGGTCTGACTTATCGAACATAACCACGTCGCCCTCGAAAATGTAGGGCTCCATGCTGTCTCCGTCCGCGTAGATGACGAATAGGTTCTCGGGTCGTGCCTTCATCCTGGCGAGCCAGTCGCGCTTGAACGCCAAGCCACCGCTGACTTCCACGTGGTCGTTCAGGTAACCATCACCGCACTTTCCCTTTGCGCTGTACTGCGGAATCAACGCGTATTCCTTATCGCTCGGTGCTTCCCTTTCCTCGGCCTGCGACTGATCACCAACGCTAAGCATCGGCAGTCCTAAAAAGCCCAGCACCTTGTTGATGGTAGCCAGGTCAGGCTCGCGCCTCCCTCCCAGCCAATGAGCAACCGCACCCTGGGTCACGCCTAACTGCTCGGCGAGAGCCTCCTGAGTGATCTTCAGCTTCTTCATCTTGGCCTTAGCCAAGTCATTCCAGTTTTCCATGGGCGCAACATTACGCACCGTATTTTTGGCTGCCAGTGACATGGCGTAATAATTCCTTGCGGAACGCCATTACTGAACGTAATATTCTCTCCAAGAACGTGGAGAACACCCTATGTCCAGCATGAAGACGATTCGCGAAAAAGCAGGGATGACCCAGGCAGAGCTGGCCGTAGCGGTTGGCCTGACTCAGGGCGCGATTGCCCACTACGAAGTGGGTCGTCGTAAGCCGGGTCTTGATGAGTGCCGTCGGATTGTCGACGCGCTTAACAAGCAGGGCCTAGCCGTGACGCTAGACGACCTGTTTCCGCCGAAGGCCGCCTAACCCTGATTCGCACGGTGGCGCAGGAGAAACCCGCTTTCCCAGCTTCACCGAGATTTGCCAGCAGTAGATCCGCCAGCTCATCGAACCGGCGCCAGACAGAAGCCTGAGAGGCGATAGGCGCGGTGTTCAGCAGAGCAGCAACAGCGCATGTGAGGGCGAGCACTTCGCCCTGTAGTTCGGACAGATCAGCGGACATGGGGGACCTCCTCCATGAGGGAGACAGACGATGAAGCTTCAGATTTCTGCGGACCTGAAACCCCTGGAGGAGGCTTGTTCTCGGATCGAGGGATCGCTACTTGCCCTTGAACAGGTTCCCGAGTTTCCCAAGGACGAGTTCCTTCGCCTGCTTGAGGGCCTGATCTCGGAGCTCTCCGTAGATTCCCTGCGCTCCACAGCCGACGCAGGTAATGACCGAATCGTCCTGCGGGTCGGTGGGTTGCTCGAACTGTTCGCTGCCGCAGTTGGAGCACTTGAAAGTCAGTTGTGCCATCGGTATTCACCTCTGCGTGGTTGATGGTTGGCGCTTTCAGCCTAGCGGAGATCGCGTCACCTGCGCAGTGGTGAGGAAGCCGGGGCAGACCGGCATGGTTCAAGAGGTCGGCCATGGGGAATATCCCTGTCGGTTGATCGAGTGATGACAGGTTGCCAGCGCGCCGTCAGCGACGGAACGCGAAACGAAACGAGGATTCGCGAGATGGAAAACTTCGAGAAGGCCATTCACGACGAGGTGATCGCCCACGGTGGCACTGATCTGGCCAAGAGCATGGGTGTGAACCGTACCCGTCTGCTGGATTGTGCGAACCCGAACCGCGAAGAACACCGCATGAACTTGCAGATGTTCGGCCTGGTTCTGGCTCACGTACCCGAGGAAGGCCGTCGCCGCATCCTGCGCGCTCTTCTGGGCGAATACGGCTACGACCTTGTTGCTCGTGCCGTACCGGTAGCAGAAGCGCCTCTGCAAGCGCTTGTAGGCCTGCTGGCTGAGGTTGGCGACGTCACCCGCGAACTGCACGACGCCCTGGAAGACGGTCGCATCACCCAGTTCGAGAAAGCAACCCTGAATCGTTCGATCAGCGAAGTGCGCAGCGCCGTAGAGGTGTTGGAGCACTCGGTGAAGGTTGCCTGAGAGAAGGATTAACCGCGCTGTCAGCCAGTGACAGCTAAGGCGCCTTCTCCGAGCAGGCGCAGCGGTGGAAGTGAAGTACAGAGCACGGGGCGAAAACACCAGCCCCCGAGCGTCCGGCAAGTGGCGGGAGTAACGCCCCAAGAGCTGAGTCGGACCAACCGCTAGGACGCGGGGAAGCTGCAAGCAGGTGACGGCGAGAAGGGCCGGTGACTGTGGAGGCGCGAGGGGATTCTGGAAGGAGGGCGGCCCTGCATCCGAGCAAGCGGTCACTGTTCGGATGCCAACCCTGGCGGCAAGTGAGTTGCCCGGCGAAGTAGAGAAGTCGGGCGTGTTTGGGGGGCAGAAGGCCGCCCCATCCAGCCAGGTATAGCGAGCTCGAAAGACAACCGATTCCGGGAAATTTCGTTGGGCCGGGTGCCCTCTTGATCTTGGTATGCCTGAAACACAGGGCCAAGCCAGGAAAAGCCCCGACCAGGAGTGAGTGAGATGGCTCGACGGCGTAAGGGGAAAGCGCAGAGCGCTCCCTTGGATGGGAAGAAAAGGAAGCCGGACCCGAACGGCTACTACGACTGGCTCATCGGGAAGGGTTATGCGCCCGCCAACGCGATGCGGATGGTTGAGGCGAAGTTCGGTGGGGAGGAGAAACGCGAGCCTTCCCATGGTTGGGCCTGGAAAGGCTGAAACGAAAACGCCCCGCAGTCGGCGAGGACAGAACGGGGCGTTGCTCAGAGAGCGAGGACCATTATGGCGCAGGTTTTGAGACCGTACCAGAGTGAGGCAATGAACGAGCTTCGCCGCGGCATCCGCGATGGCGAACTGGTTCAGATGCTGATGGCCCCAACTGGTGCAGGCAAGACGACCATTGCATCCGCGATGAAGCAGGGAGCGTGCGCAAAGGGTAAGCGCGCCTTCTTCATCGTGGACTCCCTGGAGCTGGTAGACCAGGCGGCTACACGATTCTACGAGGATGGTCTTGAGGTTGGGGTTATCCAAGGTGATCACTCCTGGACCGACTACAGCAAGCCGATTCAGGTTTGCACGATCCAGACCCTCCGCTCCCGCTGGCAGGGGCTTTCTGAAGACCTGAAGCCTGATCTGGTGGTGATCGATGAGGCCCATGTGCTGCACAAGATGCACAAGGAGATCATCGAGGAGTGCGTTGAGCGGAAGATCCCGGTTATTGGCCTGAGCGCTACCCCGTTCCGTAAGGGGCTTGGCCGAGTGTTTGGCCGTTTGGTTGTATCCGCGACTCTGGAAGAGCTAACGGATCAAGGCTTCCTCGTACCTGCTCACTGCTATGCGCCTAGCATCCCTGACCTCAAGGGAATCAAGACCAGCGCAGATGGTGACTGGGCAGAAGATGCGCTGGCTGAAGTGATGGGCGGCGCCAAGATCATGGGCGATGTCGTCACCAACTGGCTGCAGCTTGCCAAGGGGCGTCAGACCGTAGTCTTCGGCTGCAATGTCGCTCACTCTCGTGAGCTGGCCCGTCAGTTCACCGAGGCCGGAATCCTCGCCGCTCACGTTGACGGCTACATGGACGAGCTTGAGCGGGCGAAGATCATCAAGAACTTCCGCCATGGATCTATCCGCGTTCTGTGCAACGTAGCGGTGCTGACCAAGGGATTCGATGCCCCTGAGACCTCCTGCGTAGTCCTGGCACGCCCCACGAAGTCCCTGATGATGCATTACCAGATGATGGGGCGCGGCCTGCGTCCTGCTGACGGTAAGTCCGATTGCATCATCATCGACCACGCCGGCAACTGCCTGCGCAATGGCGTACCGACCGAGCCGCTGCCTACTGAACTAGATGATGGCGCCGGCAAGAATAGCGACCGCCGCGAGCGCAAGAAAGAGAAGGCGGAGCGTCTTCCTCGTCCTTGCCCGAAGTGCTCGCACCTGTTCGCTACCAGCATCTGCCCAGCATGCGGCTTCAAGCCACAGGCCCATGAGGACGTCGAATGGGTGGATGGCAAGCTGGTGCCAATCGGCAGTTCCAAGAAGCGCACCTTCAGCACTGAAGAGAAGCTCGACATCTACGCCCAACTGCTCGGATATGCGAACCAGCACATGCTCAAGCCAGGTTGGGCCTATTTCAAGTGCCAGGAATACTGTGGCAGCGCTCCAGGTTCCACCAAGTCAGTAGCTCCGAAGCGTCCTTCTCCTGAAATCGAGAAGTGGGTTCGCCACATCAACATCAAGTGGGCGAAGCGGAGGACTGCAGCATGAAAACCTCTGAACGCATGGTCGGCCGCTGGGCTGATGCACTTCGCTCCTACGGGCTTACCGAGAAGCAGCTTGGCGGGAAGCACACCGAGTGCCCGATCTGTGGGGGCAAGGATCGCTTCCGCTTCGATGACAAGGAAGGCTCTGGCTCCTACTACTGCAATGGATGCGGGGCTGGCGATGGTTTCAAGCTGGCAATGGCCGTAACCGGTATGAGCTTCAAGGAACTTGCCCAGGACCTAGACGGTAAAGCAGGCGTCCTGCGGGAGATGGTCAAGCAGGAGAGAGACCACCGCGGCCTTCTGAAGCGCATCCATGACGGCAATCTTCCGCTGGCTGATATCGACCCTGTTGTCCTCTATCTCCGGTCCCGCGGTATCCAGGCGATTCCTCGCAGCTTTCTGCGATTCAACCAGAGCGTATGGAACTGGAGCGACAAGGCGACTTCGCCGGCCATGGTCGCGGCCATGTTCGACGTGGAAGGAAAGCGCAAAGGCTATCACCTGACCTTCATCACCAAGGAAGGGCGCAAGGCCTCGCTGAACAGCCAGAAGCTATACACGCCAGGCCAGACGGGTGACTGCGTAATCCGTCTCTGCGAACCATCCATGCACCTTGGCCTAGCTGAAGGCATCGAGACGGCCCTGTCAGCCACCCAACTCTATGGAATCCCATGCTGGGCCACTGGCGATGCCGGCCGCATGGAGCGCTTCAAGCTCCCTTCCGGCGTAGAGCAAGTGACGATCTTCGCTGATGTCGACCATTCCCACACTGGCGAGGCCGCGGCTGAATCGCTCGCCAGGCGCTTGATCCTGCAACACAAGATACCCGTTGAAGTCCGCCGTGATTGCCCGAGAGGCCAGGACTACAACGACCTGCTCATGCAACGAATCCGGGAGGCCTCTTGAGATGGGAGCGCATCAACGAATGGCTCGTCAGGAGGCCGGATGGCTACTCGATAGCCAAGTATCTGGACGGATCGGAAGAGGTTTTCAGGGCCTCATTCAAGGGGCAGTTCATCAGCCCCGCTGGCACGAAGGAATCTGCGCTGGAGCACTGCCGCGAGCACTCCAGGAATGGAGGGTAAAAGCGTGACCCCAGCCAAACAAGAAACCCTCATGCAAGGCCAGACCGGTATCGCCAAGAAGGTCTATGAATGCGTGCCGATTCAGGAGCCATGGAGCGACTTCCAGATCATGTCGCACCTGCAGCGCACCACCGGCAGCAAGCCTGACGTGCGCGTGTTCCAGGGCTGCCTGAAGAACCTTCGTGAGTCCGGACTTATTCGACAGATCGGAACCAACAACTACCAGCGCATATCGGTCGCGCAGAAGCAGCCGGAAAAGCCAGCGCCTGCCGCCAAGGAGATCGTAGAAGTGGCCGCGAAAGACACCAAGAAAGCCGTTCCACTGGAGATGTTGGGCGAGCTGGCAAACGAGATTGTAGGAATGGCGAAGCATCTGCAGGGCCTGGCCAAGCGCGTCGAGGACGTGGCTCTGGCGGTAGAACAGGAGCGCGAGTTGAGCGCCAAGGATTTGGAAATGGTGCGCCACCTCAAAGCGCTGATGAAATCTGACTAGGGGTAGGACATGGACATTATCGACATCGCCAACGACTACGCCGAGCAGGAGCTAGCAGACCGTCTCTTTGGCCGCGTGCAGTACGTAGGGCAGAGCGCTACTCACTGCGAGGACTGTGACTGCGAGATTCCTGAAGCGCGCCGTATCGCCGTTCTCGGCTGCGTGCGCTGCACCGAATGCGCTGACCTGGAGGAACGTCGTCATGGCTGACCGCACCTTCCGCATTCAAGGCGCTGTAGGCCTGAAGCTGGCCTTCCGCAACGCCTTCGAACTCTGCAAGCAGCTCATGCAGAAGGACGGCACCGGCTACGAGCTGGTGATCCGTCCGCTGAAGTCTAAGCGCTCCATCGACCAGAACAAGCGTTACTGGAGCCTCCTGCGCGAGCTGGCTGCCGTCGCTTGGGTAGATAAACGCCAGTTCGACGATCAGGTCTGGCACGAGCAGTTCAAGCGCTGGTTCATCGGCTGCGAGGACGTGAAGTTGCCGGACGGCTCGACCGAGTTGCGCGGCATTAGCACGACGAAGCTGAGCGTCGACGAGTTCGGCATCTATATGACCCGTATCGAAGCCTGGGCAGCCGAGCAGGGCTGGCCACTGATGATGCAGGAGGTCGCATGAAAGGCCGCACTCCCACTCGCTACGAGAAGCACATCCACGACCGCATGGCCTCCGAAATAGGCTGCATAGCTTGTAGGAAGGATGGCGTCCGCAACATGCACGTCAGCATCCACCACATCGACGGGCGCACGAAGCCAGGCGCGCACCTGAGGGTGCTCCCGCTTTGCTCGGGACATCATCAGGACGGCACTGGAGCGCCCGGACTCATCGCAGTACACCCATGGAAAAGACGATTCGAAGAGAAATACGGAACCCAGCTCGAACTGCTGGAAGAGTGCATGGAAATCCTGGCCGAGAGGGACTGCGCATGATCCTCGAACAGTACGTAAAGCAGCAGACCGCCGAGTACGCCCGCATGGGCCTTATCGATGCGAAGGAGAACGTATGAACCACGATTCCAAACTCGCTAGTAAATGTCAGGGTGTCGCTTGCTGCCTGAGCTACAACGGTCCGAAGCATGAGGCCGAGGCTAAACACGTTCTGCATGAGGCATCCCATGCCCTCGACCGGCACGCAGTCCGAGTTAGCGAGGAATTCCCTGGAGTGCTGATCACCAATGCGCGCGGCAAATCTCGGTATCTGACTTGGCGCGAGCGCCTGGCTCGCTGGCTGCTCAACGGGTCATTGGAGATCCGGCCATGAGCAACATCCGCAACGTCCAGTGGAACGAAGGGGCGCCGGCCGAACTTGAGGCAGGAATGCTTCTCCAGAACCAGCGTGGCGAGCAAATCCTAATCGGCGACTGCGATGTTTTCGGATCGCCAGACCGGGGCTTCCGCGACGAAGAAGTAGACATCCTAGCCAGCACCACGCGCTGGGCCTGGCTCATCCAGCCCCACGAACTCAACTGGCTCGAAGACATGGCATCTCGGAAAACGAGGACGCAGGAATGAGCGACCGTGAACTGCTTGAACTCGCTGCTAAGGCTGCCGGCATCCACTGGCAGGGTGTACTGCGTGATGGGGGAGTGTTCGTGCATGAAGGAAGGGAATGGAATCCGCTAAGAAATGACGGAGACGCCTTTCGCCTCTCATGCCACCTGCGTCTCGATATCGCATTCATGGAGGGATTCGAGCAGATCATCGTGGATGACTACAACGGTTCAAGCCGCGCAGAAGAAGACTACCAGCCGGATATGGCAGCGGCAGCTCGACGGGCCGTGGTGCGCGCCGCCGCCGAGATCGGGAGGACGATGAAATGAGCGACGACAACGTAGTCCCCATGAAGAAGCGCGGCGACCGGTATGAGGCCCTTATTCGGGACGAGGCTGAGTTCGACGCCCTTGTCCTGGGTGCCATCCAGTACGGTCACGAGCACAACCTGCCCGAGGCGATGATGAAGGGCATCCTCATGAGCGCGATCATCGACCTGGACTTCAACGCTATCTCGTTCGAACCGGAGGAGCCGGCGTGACCAACTCCCGCGCCAAGGGCGCCCGCGCAGAGTTGGAATTCGCCGGCCTATGCTTCGACAACCTGGGCATCAAGGTCGAGCGCAACCTGGAGCAGAGCAGGGCGGGTGGCCATGACCTGACTGGACTTAAGGGCTGGGCGCCGGAAGTGAAGGCTCGCGCCGATATTCCAGGCCGATCCGAACTGCTTTCAATGTGGGCTCAGACCCTCGACCAAGCCAATCGCGCAAGTGCTAAGCCAGTCTTAGCAGTCAAGGTCAACCGCCGCGGTTGGACAATTTACGTCGATCTGGCCGACCTCAACGATTCCTGGCAGCGCTGCAAATCCTGGGCAGCCATCGAGCCGGAAGACTTCTTTCAGCTGGTGCGCGAGAAGATGCCTACGCGGGTTTCCATGACCGACGAGGAATCTCGCGCCATCTCTGACGTATTCGTTCAGCAATTGGAGGGGATGTGATGCTGGCAGCCGACTACTTGGGGCGCGCTCAGGCGCTCATGCTGGAACGGGGTAAGGAGTACGACAAGCCGGAAGGCGAGCGCTCCATGGGCCGCGCAGTTAAGGCTTTCAATGCGATCACCGGGCACCACCTGACCGAGGCCGAGGGCTGGTTGCTGATGCAGGTGCTCAAGGACGTCCGCCAATGGCAGAACCCTGGGCGATTCCACCAGGACAGCGCAGAGGACGGCATAGCCTACTCGGCCCTCAAGGCTGAGGCCCTCGACTCCATGCAGACCTTCCCGCACGACTCCCTCCAAGACCGTATCCAGCGACAGGAGCAAGCCTAATGGCCGCTAAGTACACCAACGAGCAACTGATGGAAGCTTTGAACGGGCGTACCGTGGCGCAGGCCGCTGCCTATCTTGGCATCCACGAACGCACTATGTGGACGCACAAGGCTCGCATTCTGCGAGAGGATCAAGCGCCAATCGTGCAGATGCCGCCGAATGCCGACCTGACCTATGGCGAACTGGTCCAGGACCGGATCCGCCGCTATCAGCGCAAGATGCAGCACGAGGAAGGCCGAAAGCTGATCAACGTGCGCGTTCCGGTTGATGGGCCTTACGCACTGGTCTTCATGGGTGATCCGCACGTTGACGACGACGGCACCGACTGGATGACCCTGCAGCGTGACATCCAGATAATCAACGACACCGAAGGCATGTACGCCTGCAACGTTGGTGACACCACCAACAACTGGGTTGGCCGGCTGGCTCGCCTCTATGGGGAGCAATCCACATCAGCTAAGGAGGCCTGGATTCTCGCTGAGGGGTTTATCAAGGAGCTGAAGCACAAGTGGCTCTTCCTGATCGGCGGCAACCACGACGCATGGAGCGGTGCCGGCGACCCCCTCGACTGGATCACTGGCAGCGTGAATGCCCTCTACCAGTCCAGCGAATGCCGACTCTCCGTGAACAGCGGCAAACATTCCATCGTGATCAATGCCCGCCACGACTTTGCCGGCCACTCCATGTGGAACCCGGCGCACGGCGTCATGAAGGCTGTACAGATGGGCACCTGGGACCACATCAGCGTCTGCGGCCACAAGCACGTCACCGGCTACATGCCGCTGAAGTCGCCGAGCGGCCGCATCTGCCATGCCATGCAGGTCAGCAGCTACAAGATCTTTGACCGCTACGCGCGCGAAAAGGGCTTCCGTGACCAGAACATCAGCCCGGCAATGGTGGCCGTGGTGAACCCTGCATACCCCGACAATGACCCGCGCATGATCACCATCCTGCATGACGTGGCCGAGGCAGCCGAGTTCCTGCGCTGGAAGCGGGAGAAGGAGGCGGCATGAAGCTTAATAGCGCGCGTCAGGCTTGGCACGACTGCTACTACCAGCCTTGGGACTCGGTGATGAGCCACGTCCTGGAGATGGCCCAGCTCGAAGCATCAGTGCAGAAGACCTCCAAGCAGCGAGGAACCGGTCACGCCATGCACCAGGCGCTGGCCGGTCGCGTCCAGCAAGCCATCTCCACGCTCCCGCGGCACGTCGCATCATTCGGGCACTGGCTCTACAGCCCGCTCGCTGACGTCGACGACAAGGAGGCGGCAGAGGCTGCGGTAGCTGTCATGGCATATCACCGTAATGGGCGCATGACCGCCAAGAAGGCTGAGCGCGCCAAATACGTTGCTGCAGGTGTGCTCCACCGGTACCGCCGAATGCACCAGGGAGGGCAGAGCTCGATGGCCGACCCGCTGATCTCTCCAGAGGCCTTCCGGGCATGGTTGGACGGCGAGTACGGCCTAAGGCTCTCAAGCGAGCAGTGGGGCAGGGAATGGGGCGGCTACGTGCAGCACTGCTTCGACGTGTGCAATGATCTGGATAGGCAGGCATTAGCGCCAGTTGCTGGGGTGATCTTCGAAATGAAGGAGGCAGCATGAACGAGACGATCTATTACAAGAACGGTCACACCTGCGTTCCGAATGGTGTCGGTGATTACGCCTTCATCTGCCCTACTCATGGCCAGCGCGAAGGCTTTGTGCCGTTCATGATGAGATCGCTGCAAAAAGGGAACTGCAGTTGCGGAATCGTGATAGAGCTTGATGAGCAGCCAAAGTCGGCAAACGCAAAAGGAATTCTCAGCCCGTGCCCTAAATGCGATTCAGTTCAGGTGCACGTGACAATGTCTCAAACCTTCAGGAAGCTGAAGGAGATAGGTAGCGAGGTTATCTTCTTCCGAACCGTATCCTGCCTAGATTGCGGAAACTCTACTTCTCCTATTGAGGCGTGGCCTGGTGGCATAGTCGGAGATGACGAGAAATCCCACATCGATAGAAAATGGAAGGAATCTGCATTTGAAAGATAGAAATCGCCCAATTAGGCCTGATCTGCGCATTGCTATTGCGCAAATGTCCGGCTGGTGAGATAATTTTTCCATTGTGAAAGTAATCACACGAAGCCCTGGCCACTAGCCGGGGCTTTTTCATTTCTGGAGTCTCGATGGACCTGGACCTTCGCATCTCGCGCTGGATTCTCGAAGCGCAGCGAAGGGGCGTCCGTCTTGAGCGAATCCTTATCCATCCCGACGACTACACATATGCCAGGAAGCACATGCGCTTTCTGCCGATGAAGGTAATCGGCAATGAAGTGCAAGATTTCCAGTCTTCCGAGGCCGAAATCGGCACTTGAATGCACTTTGCGCTCCCCAGCGCTGCCGGCCCTCCGTCCGGCGTTTTATTCCCCGCAGTGCCCGACCGGCGATGGTCGCAGGAACTCCTTATGCAAACGACGCAGCTGAGCCGGGAGCGGTTGAACAGCCTACTGCGCTATGAGCCTGAGTCTGGAAAGCTGTTTTGGCTAGTGCGTCCACTTGAAGAGTTTTCTTCTCTGCGTTCGTGCCGTAGCTGGAATGGAAAGCATGCGGGCAAAGAGGCGGGAAGCGCAGGTTCTGGCCGTTACGTCATGCTCAAGGTAGACGGAACCATGCTTCTGGCTCACCGAGTCATCGCCACGATGATTGACGGAGAGATGAGGCCAGACGCAGTGGTCGACCACATCAATGGGAATGGCCTAGATAACCGTCTAGCCAACCTCCGGGTGGTAAGCCCGCAACTTAACTCACGAAACACGGCTCTGCGGAGCGACTCAACGAGTGGCGTAGCTGGCGTTTATTGGGCTTCTCGCTCAGGAAAGTGGCATGCCTCGATGCGCGTCAACGGACGGCGCAAGAGCCTTGGTTATCACGAAACGCTTGAGCAGGCTGCGGCAGCACGAGCAATCGCACAGCAAGCCCATAGCTTCCACCAGAACCACGGCCTGACGCGAGAGCAGCGTCTTTGCAGTGGATCCTGATGCAGGCCCTTAGAGATATGAAAATGGCAGGCGAACCAGCTTCCGCGGCAGCTGTGGGCATTTCCCTTTACAAGCTCGGCGCGTTCGGCTGCATGGCAGCTCTGGCCGCTGTGGTGGTTATGGCGCTCACCATTCCTAAGACGGTGAAGGAGTTCGTAGTCTCGCTGATCTGCACCCTGGTGGGGTCGATTGGCGGCGGCGCGGCACTGATCAAGGCCTTCGGGCTCATGGCATGGGCTGACGACCTGTTCGGCCTCTGCGCGCTACTCGGTCTGGTCTTCGCATGCGGCCTGCCTGGCTGGGTCATGGTCCGCGGCTTCTTCGCCTACGCCGAGTACCGGAAGGGCGGCAAGAACTTCATCCAGATGGTTGGCGACCTGATCACGGTGGCTAAGGCCGCAATCCTCAAGTGAGGGCTTCCTGATGCTCGGCTACACGACTGCAAGCGAAGCAAAGGCCATTGGCTGCACTCATCACGCCAGCTACTACGGAATCCCGCTGTGGATGGGTGACATCGACAGCGATGCGCCACTCGCCTTCGCAAAGTGGCTGCCGTTGGATTACCTGATGCCAGTGTTCTCCTACATCGAGGGCATCTGCAACTTGCTGCTCGGCAACGAACCGACGTTCATGTTCAAGGTTGGCCGCGAGATCGACTGATGAACTGGATCATCCTCGCCCTCTGCCTTGCCGGCATCTGGATCTACCTCGGCTCGCACAGGACGGATGACGTGGTTGTCGCCTACATCCGGTTCTTCACCGGCATTGCGCTATTCCTGATGGGGCTTGGCGCCTGGCTAGTGAAGGTGATCGTGGCATGACCACCATCGCCTACAAGGATGGCGTGATCGCCTACGACTCCCGTCGCTGCTCCGGCTCGACCATCGTGGATGACGACTACGACAAACGCCATGAGCATGAAGGCGTATCGTTCTTCCTAACTGGCGCAGTGTGTGATCTACCCCGGCTGATCGCCGCCTACTTCGGCGAGAAGCAGGAAAGCCCCGTCGAGTGCACCGCGCTCGTTGTAGATGATGGGAAGCTGCAGCTGGTTGGCTACGACAAGGATTCAGGCCTCTGGATCGACGTTCTGCCGCAGGACAAGCCGTACTCCATCGGCAGTGGTTCTGACCACGCCTGGACAGCAATGGACATGGGCGCAACTGCCTACCAAGCCATCGGTCTCGCCATGAAGCGCGATTCCTGCACCGGCGGCAACATTCGGACATTCCAGATAGATTCGCCCCAGGGCTAACGGCAATGAACTATGGCACTCACTCTAAAGCAGAGCCGGTTCGTTGATGAATACCTAAAGGACCTCAACGCAACTCAGGCGGCCATAAGGGCTGGATACAGCGCCAAGACGGCGGCCCAGCAGGCTTCCCGCCTGTTAACGGATGTTAAGGTCCAGCAATACCTAGCTAAGCGCACGAAGGATCGAGAAAAGCGCACCGTAATCACTCAGGATTTCGTCCTCGAGACGATCTTGGAGACGGTGCAGCGGTGTCGTCAGGTTGCTCCGGTGCTTGATCGTGCTGGCAATCAGGTTTACGTCGAAACGCCGAACGGTGAAGAGGCTCCGGCCTTCGAGTTCGACGCCAAGAACGTCCTCAAGGGCCTTGAGCTACTTGGCAAGCACCTTCGGGTGTTTAGCGAAAAGGACGAGCTTGACGTCGAGTTGAAGCGCATCGAGCTTGAGAAGCGTAAGGTCGAGCTGGAGCGCCTGAAGCAGGGCGATGGATTCGGTGACGTTCCTCCGGCTCGGGTAGAAGTCGAGATCATCGACGCCAGGAAGCGCGATGCCGGCGCTTAATGTCCCCCAGGGTCAGTTCCTGGCGCTGCCGCACAAGTTCCGCGCCTTCGTGGCTGGGTTCGGCTCTGGAAAGACCTGGGTAGGCTCCGCTGGTATCTGCAAGCACGTCTGGGAATGGCCGGGGATCAACTCAGGGTACTTCGCCCCGACCTATCCGCAGATCCGCGACATCTTCTTCCCGACCATCGAGGAAGTAGCCTTCGACTGGGGCCTGAAGGTCAAGACGAAGGAGAGCGACAAAGAGGTCGAGTTCTACGCTGGCGGACGCTACCGCAGCACGACCATCTGCCGATCGATGGAGAAGCCGCAGACCATTGTGGGCTTCAAGATCGGCCATGCACTGGTCGACGAGCTTGATGTGCTGCCAGTGCTCAAGGCGCAGCAGGCCTGGCGCAAGATCATTGCCCGGATGCGATACAACGCGCCAGGGCTGAGAAATGGTGTCGACGTCACGACGACGCCAGAGGGCTTCAAGTTCGTCCATCAGCAGTTCGTGAAGCAGCTTCGCGAGAAGCCGCACCTTTCCGAGCTGTACGGACTGATTCAGGCATCGACGTTCGACAACGAACTGAACCTGCCGGACGACTACATCCCATCGTTGATGGAGTCATACCCGCCGCAGCTGATCCAGGCGTATCTCGAAGGCCTGTTCGTCAACCTGACGTCGGGCTCGGTCTACCACGCCTATAGCCGCACGCTGAATGGCTGCAACGATGTGCAGCTGCCTGGAGAGGTCCTGCATATCGGCATGGACTTCAACGTCGGCAAGATGTCCGCAGTGACGCATGTCAAACGTGATGGTCTCCCGCGGGCAGTCGACGAGATCATGAAGGGCTACGACACGCCGGACATGATCCAGAAGATCAAGGAGCGCTACTGGCGCTTCGACGGCAACACCTATCAGAAGACCTGCGAGATTCTGGTTTATCCGGATGCCTCCGGCGATTCGCGCAAGTCGGTGAATGCCAGCACCACTGACCTAGCACTGCTCAAGCAGGCCGGGTTCCAGGTCAAGGCACCGGCTGCAAACCCGCCGGTCAAAGACCGCGTGAACGCGATGAACGCCATGTTCTGCAACGCCAAGGGCGAACGCCGCTACCTGGTGAACGCGGACCGCTGCCCGACCTATGCCGACTGCCTTGAGCAGCAGGTTTGGGCCGATAACGGTGAGCCGGACAAGTCGCAAGGGGCCGACCATGCGAACGATGCTGGCGGCTACTTCATACACAACCAGTTCCCGATTGTTCGCCGTATTGCCACCTCCGAGCCCCTAAGGATGTAACCCAATGAGCGATGATCCGAGCATCGTCAGCGCCGACGTGCAGAAGATGCGTGCCCATTGGGCCATCGTCAGTCCTCTGATGGGCGGAACTGGGGCGATGCGTGTTGCTGGTGAGGAGTTGCTGCCGCGCTGGCCGGCCGAGGACTCCGAGTCCTACAAGTGCCGCCTGCTGTCGTCCACGCTGCTTCCGGCCTACTCGGAAACCGTGATGAACATGGGCAGCCGGGTATTCGCTGAGCCGATTCACCTGATGGATGACGTTCCGGCACGCCTGCGCGAATACTGGCAGGACATCGATCAGCAGGGCAACAACGGCACCGTGTTCGGCCGCGTCTGGTTCGAGGACGCCCTAGCCAAGTCCATCAGCTTCGTCTACGTCGACTACCCGCAGAGCCCGGCCGGCGAATCGGAAGGCGAAACCATCGTCACCGAGGCGGACGTCATCACCACTGGTGCTCGGCCTTACGCTATCCACATCCGGCCTGAGCAGGTCCTGGGCTGGAAGGAGTCCGGCGGCCAGCTCCTGCAGTTCCGCTACGAGGAATGCGTTTACGAGGATGAGGGCGCTTTCGGACAGAAGGCTGTCGCGCAGATCCGCGTGCTCGAGCCAGGTAGCTGGGCCATCTACCGGCACGCAGGGAAGGATGGCTGGTACATCCACGAGGAAGGGACCTCGAGCCTCAGCTACATCCCCATCGTGCCGTTCTACACCAAGCGCACCGGATTCCTAACCGGTAAGCCGCCGCTGATGGAACTGGCTTACCTGAACGTCAAGCACTGGCAGAGCCAGAGCGACCAGGACACGATCCTGCACTACGCCCGGGTGCCGATTCTGTTTGGCGCCGGCTTCGAGAAAGACCACGCAGTTGTCGTTGGCGGTGGCACGCTCGTGAAGAACGACAAGGCCGATGCGAAGCTCTCCTACGTCGAACACGAAGGCAAAGCTATCGACGCCGGCCGCAACTCGCTGAAAGACCTGATCGACGAGATGCGCATCGCCGGCGCTAAGCTCCTGCGCCTGGAGAATGCTGCGCCGAAGACAGCAGAGCAGGCCCAGGAAGACGCCGCAATCGAGATGTCGCCGCTTCAGATGATGTCCGGGCAGTTCGAAGACTCCGTCGCCCAGGTCCTGCAGATCATGGCCGACTACATCGGCGAGGCCGAAGGTGGCCATGTGCAGGCGCGCGGCAACTTCGAGACGGACTTCGCGCCAGAGACCACCATGCCGACCCTGCTAAGCATGGCTGTACAGGGCAAGCTCTCCGATGAGACCCTGTTCGGCGAGTATCAGCGCCGCGGCATCCTGTCGAGCGAACTGGACTGGGATTCGGAGAAGGAGCGCATCGACCAGCAAGGTCCTCCGCTCGGGCTGATGGGCGCTGGCAGTGGCAACGGTTAACGAGAAGCTTGCCGACGCCGAGGTCGCGCACGCGGTCATCCTGCAGCGCTTCAGCAACGGTGTCGTCCAGCGGATGATCGCGCTGCTGAACCGGGTAGACAAAGACCTCTTCAGCCAACTGATGGAAGCGATCGAGCAGATGCCGCCTGGCAGCTTCACCGTGCAGCGCCTGGATCAGCTCCTGCAGTCAGTGCAGAAGATCAACGCGCAGGCCTATCAAGCGCTCCGGAGGGAGCTGGACGCCGAGATGCAGGCCTATGTGGCCTATGAGGCGGACTACCAGCACAAGCTGTTCCTGAACACCATTCCAGACCCGGTTCAGGTCGTGGTTCCGATCAACACCGTCAACGCCCAGCAGGTCTACGCCGCAGCGATGTCCAGGCCATTCCAAGGGAAACTGCTGTCGGAGTTCACCAAGGACCTCGAGGCCGACCGAATGACTCGGGTGCGCGACGCGGTCCGCATTGGGTTCGTGGAAGGCGAGACCGTCGACCAGATGATCCGCAGGATCCGTGGAAGTCGCACCGCCGGCTATGCAGACGGCCTGCTGGAGATAGATCGCCGCAACGCCGAGGCGATCGTTCGGACGTCGGTGAACCACCTGTCGAACTTCACGCGCCAGGCCTTCTATGCGGAGAACGACGACCTGGTGGATGAGTGGCAGTTCCTGGCCACGCTGGACGGGCGGACCACGATCACCTGCGCAAGCCTCTCGGGGAAGACCTTTCCAGTAGGTAAGGGTCCGCAGCCGCCACGGCACATCAACTGCCGTAGCACCTCGACCCCGGTGATTAAGTCCTGGGAGCAGCTCGGGCTTACCAAAGAAGAGATCGGAAAGGGAACGCAGGCCAGCATGGATGGGTACGTCGCCGATGACGTGACCTACAGTGACTGGCTGCGAGACAAGCCTGCGGCCTTCCAGGACGAAGTATTAGGCCCGACCCGCGGCAAGCTCTTCCGCGACGGCAAGGTGGACATCGACAAGTTCACCAACGACAAGGGCAAGGTCTACACCCTGGATCAGCTGAAAGCGCGCGACGAAGACCTCTTTGAGCGGGCGGGTGTTGCGGCGTAAGATCGCTGCATGACCGATAAGCACCCCTTCAAAGTTATCGACGGGACCCCGCCACCGGACACGCCAAAGCAGCGTGTGATCGACCGTGTGAAGGCGTCTCGGCCAAGCTACACCGTCAGCTGCCACCGGTGCGGCTGCATAGAGGTCATCGAGACCAAGATCGGGATGGTCATCAAGAACGGCAAGCCTTCAGGAGGCACCAAGCAGCTGCTCTGCGCGCACTGCTTCATGAAAGGCGAGCGTGTCGTGCTCGCGTGACATACCCCAGAACATCAAAAGCCCGCCACTGAGCGGGCTTTTTCTTTCCAGCCTCGGCAATGCCGGGGCTTTTTTATGCGCCAAGGGCGCCAACAGTCCCAAGGGGATAACACATGTTCCAACTCAAGCAGCTGTTCATGCAGGAAGAAGGCGGCGAAGGCGGCAACGGTGGTGGCGGCCAAGGGCCAGAGATCACCCCGGAAATCCAGGCTCTGATCGATGCGCAGGTCAACGCGGCAGTGGGCGGTCTGAAGACCAAGAACTCCGAGCTCCTGGGCAAGCTGAAAGAGCAGGGCGACAAGCTGAAGACCTTCGACGGCATCGACCCAGAGGCCGTGAAATCCATCCTGCAGCGCTTCTCGGACGACGAAGAAGCCCGGCTCATCGCAGCCGGCAAGATCGACGAAGTCCTGAGCAAGCGCACTGAACGCATGAAGTCCAGCTATGACCGCGATCTGCAGGACGCCCGCGAAGAGGCCACCCGTCACCAGTCTCGCACCGAGAAGTTCGCTTCCCGTGTGCTGAAGGGCGAGGTGATCGGAGCTGCCACCGACGCAGGAGTCCACAAGTTCGCCATGGAGGACGCCATGCTGGCTGCTTCGCGCGACTTCGAGCTGGACGATGAGGGAAACCCCATCGCCAAAGAAGGTCGCTTCGGAAAAGACGGCAAGCCGCTGACCCTCAAGGAGTGGTTCGCGGAGATGAAAGAGACTCGCCCGCACTGGTTCCCTGCCAACGGCAGCGGTAGCGGCGCCGGCGGCACTGGTAGTGAGGTTCGGCCAGGCACTCCGCGGTCCAAGATGACCGCCAAGCAGAAGGCCGAATACATCAGCAAACACGGGAAAGACGCGTACTTCGCGCTTCCCGCCTAAGCCATTGGGAGAATGAATCATGGCCGCAGGCAAAGCTTCTGACTTCAAGGTCTATCAGGACCAGTTCCAGGCAGGCGTCATCGAGACCCTTACCCAGAACAGCAGCGCGTTCAACGCGGCCTCGGCCGGCGCGATCGCCCTGTCCACCATTAGCCGCCGCGGTGACTACTCGCAACAGGCGTTCTTCAAGAACGTCGCGAACCTGATCACCCGCCGCGACACTACCAGCACCTCGGCCGCGACCATCCTCGGTATGACCCAGGACGAGTGGGTCAGCGTGAAGCTGAACCGCAAGATCGGCCCGGTCGACCAGACCAAGGACGCATTCCGCAAGATCATGGCTGGCCTGGCTGAGGACGAGATGTCCTTCATCCTCGGCGAGCAGGCTGCCAAGGCAATGCAGGTGGAAATGCTCAACTCCGCCCTGCGTGCCGGCCGCGCTGCGCTGAACGCCCAAGCCTCGGTGAAGTACACCGTACCCACCAACGGCACCCTCGGCACCGCGGGTCTGGTCTCCGGCCTGTCGAAGTTCGGCGATGCTGGTAGCCAGATCGTGTGCTGGGTCATGCACTCCAAGGCCTACTACGACCTGGTTCAGAACCAGATCACCGCCAACATCGACGGTGTATCGAACTTCAACGTGGCAACCGGCACCCCGGTAACCCTGAACCGCCCGGTTCTGGTGACCGACTCCGACGCGCTGCTCGTGAACTCCGGCTCCGGTTCCACCGCTGTGACCGACTACTACACCCTCGGCCTCACCGCCGGCGGTCTGATCGTCGAGAACACCGAGGAAGAAGAGCTGGTTATCGAGAACGTGACCGGCAACGAAAACCTGATCACCCGCCTGCAGGGTGAGTTCGCCTACAACCTGGGCGTCCGCGGCTTCAAGTGGGACATCGCCAACGGCGCTGCCAACCCCACCGACACCGCTCTGGGTACCGGCACCAACTGGGACCCGAACCGCGATTCCTTCAAGGACTTCGCCGGCGTGGTCATCCAGAGCCGTTAAGGCTAGGAGCCCCTCTTCGGAGGGGCTTTCTTTGGGAGGTTGGAATGAAGATCGGCATCTATGCGCGGGACCATCAGGTTGCCGCTGTGGCCATGAAGCATGGCTTCGAACTGCAAGGCCAGCGGGCCCTGTTCCGCTCCCTGCCGGACTACGGGCACGGCTGCATCGAGGATTTCGACCTCATTGTGATCGTCGGCCTGCGCGGGAAGGGCGCCGATGCGCTGCGGGACTACCAAGAGCGCGACGTGCCGGTTCTCGTGATCGACTACGGCTACCTGAGCCGCGCCACGGCTGAAGACTCGGACGGCTACTGGCAGGTCGGCCTCGGCGGTCTGAACCAGATTCCCCAATTCGAATGCCCGAGCGACCGATTCGAAGCGCTTGGGTTGGATATCCAGAAGCCCGTGAAGGGCGACGGCCCGGTCATCCTCTGCGGCCAGGTTATTGGCGATGCCGCCCACCAGTTCGACACCGAGGCGAAGCTGGAAGCCTGGGCGGAGACCGTCGAGCACGATGAATACCGCGCTCATCCGGGCACCGGTGTTGATTCCGAGCCGTTGGGCGATGTCTTGGCGCGCGCCGGGAAGATCGTCACCTGGAACAGCAACATCGGCCATGATGCGCTGCTCTCCGGTGTGCCGGTAGAAGCCCATGGGCCGGCTCCTTATGCAGGCGTTGAGATGAAGGACCGCGAGGCCTACTTCGCCCGCGTCGCCTACGGCCAATGGACGGTGCCCGAGATGGAGGATGGCCTTGCAGCAGCCTTCGTGCTCGAGAAGCTGCTCGGCCAGCCGGTTGTTGTTGCGCCGGCGGCTGATGTCACCAGTAATCTGACCGAGACCGAGACCGAGACCGAATCGGCTCTGTCCGTTGTTCAAAAGGGCCGCGGCAACTACTCCGTCGTGCGGGCCGATGGATCGGTGGTCGCAGAAGGCCTGAAAAAGGCTGCCGCTGACGCCATGGCGAAAGGTCAGGCCTGATCATGGCCCTCGTCATTGAAACTGGCGGCGGCCTGCCTGATGCCGATTCCTTCGCGACCGTTGATGAGCTGGTGCAGTTCGCCAGCGACTACGGCTGGACGATTCCGGATGACACGACCGCGCGCGAAGCGATTCTGCGCCGCGCAGGCGTGGCTATGTGGGCAATGGAATGGGTCGGCAGCCAGCTTCATGACGAGCAGGGGCTGCCTTGGCCGCGTTACTACACCGTTCGCCGGGGCTTCATGGCGGACGGCTCTTCACTGCCGCGCAACATCAAAATGGGCCAGATGGCATTGGCCTGCGAGATTCATCAAGACGATCTCGACCCGCCCGAGGGGCGCACTGGCGCGGTAACTGAGGAACGCGTCGAAGGCGCCGTAGACGTCAAGTACGCTGCGATCACTGGCTACAAGGCCAAGGCCGCGGCAGGACGCCAATCTGATGGGTTCTTCGCCAAGTACACCTTGGGCCCATACAACGGCCGCCTGGTGCGTGCATGAGTGCCTTCTATGACCGCATGGCGTCCACGGCTTTGCGCCTGATCAGCCGATTTGGCTCGGAGCAGACGCTGCGCGATGTCACGCCGGGGACCTATGACCCGGTGAGTGGCGAAACGACCGGCGACACGCCGATCAGCCAACCGGCCCAGCTTCTGCTGCTGGATTACACCTTGCAGGAGTCCGGCCAGCAGTACGCCGAAGGCTCCGAGATTCGCCAGGGCGACAAGAAGATCATCATCGCCGCCAAGGGACTTACCTGGCCGCCGGCGCTTACCACCCGCATAGACGTCGACGGCGTGCTCTGGCAGGTCGTGAACGTCAAGGAAGCGAACCCTGCCGGTACTCCGCTGGTGTATTTCTGCCAGGGGCGCAAGTGATGAGCTTCACCAGCGATATGGATGATGCGGTCAAGAAGATCATCGCCGCCCACGACAAGATTGCCCGGGCTGCGACCATCGACTTCTTCAGCGGCACCGTGAAGGACACCCCGGTTGATACCGGTAGGGCTCGCGGGAACTGGGTGACCACCATCGACACGCCTGCTCAGGGCGAGATCGACCGCGAGGATAAGTCCGGCTCGTCCGTCATCTCCGAGATCGTGGCAAAGACGCCCGAGGGCGCCGGCCAAGAGACCTTCATGTCGAATTCGCTCCCCTACATCGAGGATCTGGAGTACGGCAGCAGCAAGCAGGCGCCCAACGGGATGGTAAGAAGAAATCTCGCCCGCGTGCAGCGCATCGTCGACAAGGCCATCGCCAAGTTCCGAGTCTGACTGAGTTGTCAGTCGCAATGCGACCAGCGCTCGCCGCGGACCATGCGTGAGATGTGGGATTGGTCCACACCATAGATTTTTGATAAGCCCGACTGGGACATGCCACCAAGCCAGAGTCGCTTGATTTCCTCGACGTCCTCTTGGCTGATCCTGGCACTCCCACTGCGCTCTCCGCGTGGCGGGTCGAGTAGTCCATTGTCGCGCGCGTGATGAGTGTTCGCCTTGTAGGTAGTCCACTCCAGATTGCTGACAGCATTGTTGGTTTTGACGCCGTCGATGTGATTCACCACGTCACAGCCATCTCGGCGCGCGCAGAACGCAACGGCGACCAGCCTATGCACCTTGAACGGCCTGTGTGAATCGCCATTGCAGAGCGTCACCTGCTGGTAACCGTTCGGCAGGCTGAAATGAAGGATTCGCCCCTTCGTCAGCCGATCCTTTCCATTGCTGTACCTGACAATTCGGTCGAGTGAGCGCACCCGGCCAAGGCTTGATACCTCGTACAGGCCTTCATAGCCCGCGATGGGCTTCCAGATTTCTTGCATGGCAACTCTCCATCAAAGAGTTCTCATCACTGAATGGGCGCGGCAGAGCGGGTGATGAATCCGCCTCTTCGCCCCGTCGGGCTAGCCGCACACGGGAATAATAACTGAATGAGCGAAGTTAAAATAAACGCCGCCCTGGTCGCAGGGCTGACGGCGGCTGCGCTCGGCATCCCGACGGCCAATGAAGGGAAGAACTTCACCCCTCCATCGCCGTCGCTGCCATGGGCTGCCTGGTTCAACCTGCCGGCCAGCACCGACCCTTCGAGCCTTGGCGTCGGAGGCATGGACGAGACGGTCGGAGTCTTCCAGGTCGACCTGAATTACCCGCTAAACGATGGCACCGGGAACATCCTCGCCGCCGTGCAGAAGCTGCGCGACTACTTCGTTGCCGGCCGGCGCCTGGTCTACCAGACACAGTGCGTCCACATCGAACGCGTCACCCGCAACAACCTCCGGCCTGTCGACGGCTGGCAACAGATCAATGTCTCCATCTACTACAGCGCCAACACCATCCGCCCGGAGGTATAACCATGGCCTGCTTCGCCAACGGCTCTGCCGTCAAGCTCTACTACGTCCTTGAGGGCGCCACCAAGACCGCCGCCACCATCAGTGCAGCAGCGACCGATTCCAGCTATAGCGACTCCGGGAGCGGCTTCCTGACTGCAGGCTTCGCAGTTGGCCAGATCATCACTGTCTCCGGCTTCGCCAACGCGGCGAACAACGGCAAGCGCAAGATCGCCACCGCCGCGGCCGGCAAGATCACCGTCACCAACGTCGACGGATCGGCTGTCACCCTGGTCGATGCTGCGGCCAGCCCGGCGATCACCATCGTCATGGAAGGCTCGATTCCGGGGAATCCCCAGTTCAAGCCGATCCGCTTCGTCACCGAAGGTCTCAGCCCGAACATCAACCAGATCGAGTCGGCCGAGATCAACCAGGCCCGCCAGCGCGCGCCGAGCCGTGGCGGCACCTACAGCGTCCAGGGTGAAATCGCCGCAGAGGTGAGCTTCGGTAGCTTCGACGACCTGATCGAGGCCGCGCTGCAGGGTACCTGGACTGGCGATGTGCTGGAGGTGGGCTCAACCGAACGCTCCTTCGCCATCCTCGAACGCCACACCGACATCGGCGCCGACTACATCTACCGCGGCTGCCGCGTGAACACCCTGAACATCTCCGCCCCGCTGGGCGACAAGGCAGGAATCACCTTCGGGATGATCGGCACTAAGGCCGAGCCCTACACCATCCCGGGCGGCGCCACGTTCGCTGCTGCTACCACCAGCGACATGATGGTGACCACCAACGGTTCCTTCACCGAGGGCGGCCAGATCATTGCCTACGCCACCGAGTGGAACCTGACGCTGGACAATGGCATGGAAGCGGCCTTCTCGCTGTTCCAGCGTGAGGCCTACTGCGTCACCAACGGCATCGCAGCCGTCACCGGCACCATGAACGCCTACCTCAAGGACGGCTCCTTGTGGGCGAAAGTCCTGGACGAGACCGAGACCAGCCACACCGTGGTGCTGGACGAGGGAGCCGACAGCTACACCATCGAGCTGCCGAAGGTCCGCTACACCCAAGGCCAGAAGCAGACCGGCGGCCCTGGTGCGGTAATCCCGCAGTACACCTACTCGGCCGGCTACGACGGCACCACCACCATGCGGATCACCCGGAGCTGATGGCCGCCTGCGACCAGCACGCTTACCTCTTGAGCTTTACTGCCGCCTTTTGCTTTCGCAGCAATTCCTTGGCTTTGGGCATGCGTTGCTTTATGTCGTCATGGCCGGGGCCGCGTCTGACCGCAAGCATGCCAGAACCCAGTCCAAGCTGGGTTTTGGCGTTTGCGCCGTGGTAGATTCCCTTCAATCTGGATCGGGAGGGAATCAAATGGCATTGATGAAGTGCAAGGAGTGCGGGAGTCAGGTCTCGACGAAGGCAAAGGCCTGTCCTACGTGTGGGGCTAAGCCGCCGAAGAAGACCATTGGGACATTAAGTGGCCTCATCATCATTGGCCTCGCCGTAGTTGTGTTCAGCAAGATTTTCGGTGGCGGAAGTTCGGGGTCGTCCGCCAATCAGGTCGCCAGCGCAGATCGATGCAATGATCCAACCATGGCCTTCGTCATGTCGCAAAATTTCGCCAAAAAGCAGCTGAAGTCACCGGCCAGTGCGAAGTTCCCATATATAAGCGACGACGGAGTGAGCGTCGTGAAAACCGCCGATTGCCAGTATCAGGTGGTGGCGTTTGTTGACTCGCAGAATAGTTTTGGTGCAGTGCTGCGGAGCACTTACAGCGTGAACATGGAAAGCACGCGGGATGGGCGGCGGTGGACGGCAAAGAACCTCGTAATTAAGTGACTCACCATAATTTCAGAAACCGCCTTCGGGCGGTTTTTTATTACCCGGAGAAACCATGAAGAAAGAAGCTTTCTACACCAAGCCGAACGCCGATAAAGGCGTGAAGATGCAGCTGATGCTCGCGGATGGCAGTCCATCGGAGCACTGGCTGATGGTGCGCGGCACCGATTCCGATGCTTTCCGCAAGGCTAAGTTCGAAGGCGCCCGCGCGATGCGAGACCTTCCCGCCAATGCCAACGACTGGGAGCGTGCTGCCGCCCGGGATGATGTCGTCATGAACGGCCTCGTCTCCCTGATTGCTGACTGGTCCTTCGAGGAACCCTGTACTCCGGAAGCGGTTCAGGAGTTTCTCATCAACGCGCCGCAAATCGCGGATGCAGTGGATAGCGCAGCGGCGGACCGCTCCCGTTTTTTCGGGAGCGCATCGGAGACCTCGAGCGACATGCCGAAGCAGAGCTAAGGCTGCTCAAGCGGGCTCCAGGGTCTGACAAGTCGATCCGCGAGCACTTGGAGAAGATTGCCAGGGTGACTGACGATCCCCCCAAAGAGCTTCAAACCCCAGAAATCCCCCAGGAACTGGCCTACCTCTGGCCGTTGTTCTTCGAGATCAGGCGCACGTCTGAACCACTTACCTATACCGAATTGCGCAGTTGGTGCGACCTGAAGCGGATAAGCCTTGAGCCACTTGAGGTCGATGTTCTGATGCGCCTGGACTCCATCACCCATAGGGTCAGAAACGATGACTGAATACGCCCGCCTGGTCCTGTCGGTCGACTCCACCTCGGCGAAGAAGGCCACCGACGAGCTGCGCATCATGATTGATGTGACGGCGAAGGCGGACAAGTCGAACCAGGAGCTCACGAAGTCGACCAATGGGCTGGGGAAGGCGTTCGGCGCTCTGGCTGCAGCTATCAGCGTGCGGGCGATCATCGCGGCATCGGACCAATACGGCCAGATGGCCGCGCGGATTCGGATGGCGACCTCATCGACCGAGGAGTACACCAAGGTCCAGGATCGCCTGCTGCAGACCGCAAACGCCACGTACCGCCCGCTGAATGAGGCCCAGGAGGTCTACATCCGGACGGCGGATGCCATCCGCACGTTGGGGTACAACACCGACGACGCTCTAGACATCACGGACAGCTTCAGCTTCCTTCTGGTGACCAACGCCGCCTCGGCAGATAAGGCCTCGTCGGCGATTGATGCCTATTCCAAGGCGATCCAGACTGGAAAGATCGAGTCGGACGGTTGGCAGTCGATCCTGGCGGCAATGCCGACGATTGTTGATTCTCTGGCCGCTGCGACGGGGAGATCTACTGCTGAAATTCGGAAGCTGGGCATCGAGGGCAAGCTAAGCCTTGCCGCGCTGAACGAGGCGCTTCGCCAATCCAAAGACACTAATGAGGACCTCGCGGCCGGAATGGAGACGTCTGTGGCGGATGCCATCACGGCACTCCAGAACTCCTTCCAGGTTTATGTCGGAGAGGTCAACAAGGCGAGTAGCGCGACGGGGCTGTTGAACGGGCTTGTGGGAGAGCTTTCCGAGGCCCTGCAGGACCCAGAAATCATTCGAGCATCACAGGATGTCGCGACAGCCGTCGTTAAGGCGATGAGTCAAATCATCGACAAGACGCGCGAGGCTATCAAGGTATTCCAATGGTTCGGTGATGAAGTTGCCTATCAGGCAAGTGGAGGCAAGGCAGCTTTAGATGACATCGTTCGCCTGAACGATCAATTGGTTCGCCAGCAAGGAGAACTGGCAGAGCAGGAGAAAGCGCTTGCGAATCTGAGGACCATTGATCCAGATGCCAAAGAGTCCCCGCAGATGGCGACTCTGCGAGAAGAGATCAAGGCAACTCAAACGCTAATTAAGCTTCATGACGAATTGGCTAACTCGCGCGCTAATAATGGCGCCCCGGAGCCAGCGCCTGAGCCAAAACCCAAGGAAAATCCGAAGGTCGAGGCCGAAGCTGCCGCCGCACCGTCCAAGGCGAAGCGAAAGGCAATGACAGATGAAGAGCGAGCAGCCAAACAACTCGCGACTGCCTACAAGAATGTGGAGCAGAGCCTTGCTCAGCAAGTCGCTCTCTTAGGCCAAACTACCGAGGTTTCCAAAGTCCGCTACGAGACGGAGCATGGCGACCTCGCCAAGCTGAATGACCAGCAGAAGGAGCGTCTGATCGGCCTGGCCAAGGAGCTAGATGCCAAGACTGATCTGGTAGAACAGGACAAGCTGCGCCTGCAGATCCTGCGCGAGACCGGCCAGGTCCGCACTGCGGACGAACTCCAGTTCGAGCTCGACTATGCCGAGAAGATGGCGCAGTACGAGAAGGACGGGAACACGGCAGCGCTGGCCAGGCTGAAGACGCTGAAGGCTATCCAGGATGCCAACCGGGAGGCTGACGTTAAGCCAGGCACGGTAGAAGGCGTCACGAAGGCTCCACATACATCAGGCGTAGATGCCGATGTTGGCGGCGCCAGTAGCGAGATGATCAAGCTCGACGAAGAAGCCAAGGCGCTTCAGGACTGGCGCGACACCGAACTCAAGAAGCAGTTGGAATACCTCGACGCCAAGGCTATCAACGAAGAGGAATACTCCAAGCGTGTGGCCAACATTCATCAGCAGGCCGCCGATGAGCAACGCGCCATTGATGTGGCCAAGAATCAGGCCCTGATGGCTGGCGGGGAAAGTCTTTTTGGCAACCTTGCCGGCCTGACAAAAGAGTTCGCGGGCGAGCAGTCGGGGCTATACAAGGCTATGTTCGCGATCCAGAAGGCCTTTGCAATCGCCCAGACAATCGTCAATACCGAGACGGCTTCGGCCGCTGCGCTGGCTCCTCCGCCTATCGGCCTTGGGCCTGTTGCGGGAGCTCCATACTCCCAGGTCATTCGCGCCATGGGCTACACCTCGGCAGCGCTGATCGGCGCCACGGCGATCTCAGGCATGGCGCATGACGGTATCGACAACATCCCCAAGGAAGGCACTTGGCTGCTCGATCGAGGTGAGCGGGTTGTCGACAAGCGCACCAACGGCGACCTGAAGGATTTCCTCAATCGGCAGGGGAATACGTCGACGACAACCAACAGCAAGACCAACAACATCAGTCTCAATGTCTACGGCATCACCGACGCTAAGGGTATGCAGGAGTCCACTGCCCGCCTGGCTCGCCGGATTTCCAGTGCCGTTAGCAAATCCGACAGGTATGCATGATGGGTGAGTTTCTGGAGGAGCGCCTGGCCGAGAATATCGACTATGGCAGCGGTTTCGGGTCGAGCTATGCGGTGGACACTGTACAAACTTCTGGCGGGAACGAGTACCGGTCGCTGAAGCATCCGTTCATCAAGGCCTCGATGACCATCGAATTCGAACGGCAGACGAATTTCATCATCAGCGAGATCCTGGACCTTAACAATCGCGCCGGCGGGACCTTTCGCGGCTTCCGAGCAATGCACCCGGCCGACTATTCGACCAACAATTACCGCAGCGATCCGACGGCGTTCGACCAGCCGATGATCCTTGTGAACCCAACGGTTCCTGGTGTTTATCAACTGATGCGCTGGTATGGCGACAGTTCGGATGCCTCATGCATCCGCCGCAGGATTCGCAAGCCGGTAGCTGGAACGGTCAAGGTGGGCATACAGGGAATTGTCTATCCAGCCGCTCAATGGAGTGTTGATAACACAACCGGCATCGTGACCATG